TATGGATTTGGAGGAAATAAGACCACAAAAGAAGCCGTAATTTCGGATCTTCGATTCCTCGTGGAATCGGAGCCAGAGTACTAAAATATATAACAACAAAAGGCCAGGAACAATCCTGGCCTTTTTTGCTTCACAGTGCCTCGATCTTTTCCAAGAGAGGCACCATGTCCAGACTAACGTTCTGCTCCTTGTCAACCTGAATAAGCGCCTGTTTAAGCAGGTACTCCATCGCTGGGGTAAGCTCCACTTCCAGTATCGTTTCTTTTTTGGGGTCCCAGATAACCTCCTCACCGTTTTCCCTTAGCCCAAGGTTTTTGACTTCCTCTGCTGAAAAGTCGATTTCCTTGATCAGGTGCCTCGTGGTCATCATTGTCACAAGGCCTCCCTTTTTCGGGAGTATCGCTGGGAGAAGCATCCGGTCCAGAACGCTCAGCTTGATTCCTTTTTTCTCTTCACTCATGGTTGTTAGAAGTTATTGTCAAATTTTGATTTCACCAGCCAATGTGGCGCGGCGTAGATAAGCGTCACTACCTCTCCTCCATTGATGTAGTAGTTCAGGTTGGCTCTTACTGTATCGTACAGAATAAGGTCGTTCTTGCTGTCGTTCCTGTTGTAGACCACAATCTCTTTCCCGTCTTTGATCGGCATCGCTGGGGTCTTGCTTACTGCCACAAATCGAGCCCCAGAGCCAAATGGATAGACATTGAAAAAGTCTGCATCTGATGGGTCTACCACGTAGTTCGTGCTGGGAGCAGTAGCCTCTACCATTTCGGTTTTCCTGCCATTCACAAGGGCCTCCGAGAGGAAAGAGACCCCTTCGTAAGCATAAATAGAGTAATTTTTTGATCCGTTTTTTGCGGAAAAAACAGCGGCATAATTCGGCGAGAATGCGTCCGTCTCACTTGCCTCAAAGCTCGCCGCACCTCTTCCTCCGAAGGTTGCAGGAAATATGTTTGATCCTATCATGGCGGCGGTCTTGTGGGTGCTGTCCACAAATTTTTGCGCCAGCACGTAGGCAGTGCCCGAGCTGTTGGTGATCCCTCCTGCCGAGATCGTCCAGTCTCCGATCTTGCCAATGGTGGCGTACATAGCCCCATCCGATTCAACGCGCCAGGGCGCTGCATTCCTTTGCTGGTATGGAACGCCAGCCCAAAGCCTAACCGGACCGTCAGCGCTCGAATTGGCGCCACAAATTCCAGCCTGTCCGACATTGTTCTGATTCATAAGTTCGATTCTTATTCGTGCGAACACTTCACCGGATTGGAGAACCCGGAAGGGAGCCAGCGCTCTGTTTTCGTAGGTGGCTCCGGCCCAGAATCTAACCGAGGTGCTCGCTGTTCCCTCTCCTGTTATGCCTGCCAATATTGACCCAGCCTGACCGGCAAGTTGGAGCGTGCCCGACGTCACAACTCCTCCATTAATGGCGGTCACGGTGTTATCGTACAACGTCGCTTTTCCCCAATCCTGAGCATTGTATGATTGCCCTGTCTGCTTAGCCACATTGCAGATACGCAGGTCGGCTCCGTCCGACCACATGTCTCCTCTATCGTATGGAGGGTATGGTGTGACGTAAAAAACGCGGCGCTTCCCATCGGCGGTGTCCTGTGCCCTCGAAGCCAAGGCCAGAGCATTGCTTACTCGTTCATCCAGCACTTCCTGCCAAGAATATACCCCAGCGTCGACCTTGTATCGGTAGGCCCTGTAAGTTAGCGTATCGTAGTAGAGGTCGTTTAAGTGTTCATCGCGTGTCGTGTTGTCTGTCCAGTTCACTGCTGGCTGATTTGCGGTCGTGGGGGCCCCTTCGTAATACCAAGTAACAATCTGTCCGTCCAGGTTCGCCACAATCCCTGGGAGCGTATTATCGAGGAAGTCCTGAAACGCTGGTTCTGTGACGGCCAGCGTCCAGTCTGCTGAGGAGTAGGCCTGGTTCGCTAGCTTGTTCACTGTTGCTCTTTTCAGTCTGGTTCCATCCGTCCAGAGGTCTCCTATCTCGTAGGGAGGCGTCGGTGTAGTCACAAAAACGCGCCTTTTTTTGTCGGCTGTATCCTGAGCAGATGCCGCAGCAGACAGTGCCTCGCTGATCCTTTCGTCGATTACTTCCTCCCAAGAATAAGCGCCAGCCTCCACCTTAAAGCGGTATGCCTTGTAGGTGACGGTGTCGTAGTACAAGTCGTTCACGTGCTCCTCCCTGGTTGGGGTGTCTGTCCAGTTCACGGCTGGTTCGTTCGCAAGTGTCGGGAGCCCTTCGTAGTACCAAGTAACAATCTGTCCGTCGGTCCCACCCAGCAAACCCGGCAGCGTTACGTCGATAAACGTGGCGAGCTCCTGCTCCACGTCGCTTAGCGGCCTAAACTGTCCGTCGATAGCGCTCCTAAATATGACATTACCTCCGATCTCTCCCTCATCCAGATCAAAATAAGTAGCGCCATCGGCTGATTCGAGCCGACCTGTTTTGATGAACCTGCCATTGATAATCGAGGCCCCATAGGTAAGGTTGATCTGTCTTACACCTGTTGCGCTGTCTACTGTGTGCAATACTCCCAGCATGAAGTGGTAGAATGTCGCTTCCTGATCTACCATTATTTGCTGGGTGCTGAATATGATCGTTCCGGCGGTGTTGGCTTTTCCGCACTTGGCGTATATGTAGCGAGCCTCGTTGTCTGCGATCGACGTCGTTCCGGAGGCGATGTTCCAAGTTTTTATGGTGTCTGCAATCGAAAGATGGACTAGTTGCCCACCGTTCACGCGCACCACGTTTTTGTTCCCTGCGTAGTTGGGCTCTATTACAATATTCAGGAGCTGTAATTGCTGCGATTTTGCGCCAACCGACAGCATGCTGGTTTCTATACTGAGAGGCTTGATCCTGTCGGTGTAGTAGTTCCCCTCGGTATCAAACACCAGGCTCAGGAGCTCTCGCTGATTCCGGAGAGCAGCCCTCGCTCTGACTGGGTTCCTCAGGTCATTGAGCTTGATGATCGTTCGAACCTCCGCGCGGTCTGCAATAATACGTTCGAGGAGGGTTATTTCGTAAGAATCCGCGATGGCGAGTTCGTATCGGTAAGGGTTGATAATGTCCCGGCGAAACGAAACCACCCGGCTGGCTTTATCAATCCCGAGTTCCTCATCCAAAATGGGCACAAGGTCTCCAAGCTCGAAGACGTTTGTGGTTGCTCCCTCGTCGCTTTTCTCTTTCAAGTAGAGCTCATCAATGGAGAGATCGTACTGTACAGGCACAAGGACAGCTTGGTCCAGTAGCGCCTGTGCTCGTGTGTTCAGCTCTGCCTCTGCTGCTGCGATGTAGCTCGCTGGCATCATGATGTCGAGCAGGACGTACTTGTCCCCAGGAGCGGCCTGAAACGCGACACTGTCCCCAGGGAAGGCCACCCCTCGTTCATCCTTGTAAGGAATAAGCGTGAAAGTCTTTGTCGGGTGATCGTAATTACCCACCTCAAACTCGTATCCTGCCAGCCCACCTGTATTGAAGTGTACCTTTGCGCTGGTTCCTGGAATGAGGTAAGTCGTGGTCTCTCCTACCTTTTCGGTCAGATCAAAGTCCAGAGAGCTGTCGGTGAATTGGAGAGGATCTAAGACATTGATTCCCGAGACGGTTCCCTCTCGCTTGGGGTAGATGTCCTCCCACGTTTTCACTCCCTCAATTATGCCATAGGCAGCGATTCCGATGGCGCTTTCGATGTATCCCCCCTCATTTATTTTCAGCTTTGGGGCGTAGTCTCTATAATCAGAGCGCAGGTTTTTCGAAGATCCGTAGGCATATAGCCGAGTGAAAACGTTTTTGTCTTTGACTATTTTTCGCGTTAGCGAGTAGAGTCCGTACCCATGCCCATACTGGAAAACGTCAGGGAGGATCTGTCCCTGGCTGCCGATTTCAATCGTTCTGATCTCTCCTGTTTTTCGCACATCAAATTCCACCTCAAACTCGGAGCAGACCTTTTGCAAGGCGCCGAGGCAGTTCTCCTCCGAGAAGCTGAGGGTCTTGGTGTTGCTAGGGGGTATGTCCCCGAGGAGCCAGGACCCTGATCCCATAACCCTGGAAGCGTTACTGATCAAGATGCCAAGAAAAAAGGCGAGGTCTCCGGTCAGGGAAAAGACTCCGCCAGTGCTGCTGCCGGTCGCGTCTACGTCCATGTACACCACCTTCAGTAGATCGTACTGTGGGCCCTCCATTACGAGGTCATACTCGTAATGGTCCGAGTAACGGCGCACTGTTGGCAGTAGGTTGAGCACATATTCCGAACCAAAAACCAACAGCCGGTCTCCAAGCGAAAAAGGCAGCACTACCTTGCTTTTGATCGTCAACGATACCGTGTCCTCTGCCATAAGAGAGCGCGTCTGTTGTGCGCTCGTTACCGACACAAGCGGCTCCTGACTGAATAGATTAAGCGGCTGACCGTTGGCTCTAATTATTGTAATTTGTTCCATACTTCGTCCGCGTTGATGTTATATTCTGTTACCTGCTCCACGTTTCCTGCTGCCACAATGTAGTAATCCCCTGCCTGAGCGTAGGTATGGGTCAGCGTCAGCGATTCTCCGTACACGTTTTTGTTTGCGGACCCATCCCCCCAGCTTATAGTCATCATTTTCTTGCTGCTAATGGTCAGGCTCACGATGTTGGCCCCTGCTCCCTGGGAGACAAACTTGTGTACTCGCTTCACAGGACTAGGCTCCCTGAGCTTAAGGGTGAAGGTGCCTACGTTCGTTTCCGGTCGATAGGCTTTCTGGATCTGGATTCCATCCCTGAGATACAGCTCAAAAACCAGCGGCCTGATACCAGCAAAGAGCGCCAGTCGCTGTGTACCTGCCTGCTGAAAGTGGGCAGTGAACGCATGAATTGCCTCATTGAACCCATCGAACCCAACCCCAGAAATGAAGCAGTCTAGTTCGATGTCTCGTGGCTGGTAGGTTGGATTGTTCAGGTCCAGAATCTCTCCATGGTAATCCTCCCAATCGAAGCTCAGGGGGTCTTTCATGGCCAGCGCATCGTGAAGCCCTCTGGAAGCTGAAACCTCCACCCCAAGCGATGTAAAATCAACGCCATTAATCGTGTATCGAAGGAAAAATTCAGGGGAGGTCTCCGACAAAAGGTCGGCTAGTTGCTGGTTTGAAAAGGCGACCCCATTATAGATACGCACGTCATCCATGGCGCAGTATCCTCCATAATGCCTCCCGTCATCCGCCACAATTCCCAGACCGACAGGATTTCCCCATCCAGCGCCAGCAGAAGCGGTCCCTGCCAAGCTGCCGTTCACGTAAACACTAAGCACGTCTCCTGCTCTGGTCATCGCGATATGCGTCCAGGAGAGAAGATTTCCAAGGACAGAAACAAAGACCTGGCTAGGGGTCTCTGGGTTTTCTAGCGAATATTGAAGGTAGGCTGATGCGGAGTTGATTGCGCTCCAAACCCGAAGCCAACCCATAAACGTGAAATTGCCAGCAAAGTCGACGGAGTCTTGCGGTGCCTCTGCCGACCCATCCTCCTCGAAATAGAGCGCATTTTGAACGCGGCCTTTGATAAATTCTCCCTCGTTAATCGTCAGGTTTTTTGCCCCAGCCCCATAATCGCGAGCGGTCGCTGCTCCGGGAGTTTCGTCAAATGGGTAGTGTACTGATGGAATAGGTAATGCCATTATTTTTTTATTTTGGGGTGAGTCCTTTTGATCTTAGTGGGTCATTATCTTTTATTTCTCTCAGGTGCCTCTCGATCGTTTCTAGGTTTCGAGTGTTTCTTGCTACTTCGTTGAGGTACATTGTGCTTTGCTTGACTTGGATAAGGACCTCAGCGCCATTGATCCTGATTGCTCCCATCTGTCCTGCGATCAAGCCAGCGGTTTCCTCTGTCACACTTTTGATCGCGCCAGAGAGGCTGTTGGTTGCTCCCTTGGTGGCTGCTCCACTCGAAGGCTTGAATATTTCCAGCCCTTCCTTTTCCAGCATGTCCTGCGCGGCCTTCAGTCCCTCGGTGAACTCCTGCGCTTTGGGTCCTGCTGTCTGGTAGAATTTCACGAGGTCGTCCACAAAGCTCTGGTCCCCTCCCTGAGCGTAGCTTGCTTCCATTTCCTTTTGTAGCTGATCAAAGTCCTTTTTGAAAAGTTGACTAAATAGTATCTGGGAGATCACGTTCTCGATCACCTTGCTGACTGCATCCCCAAACGCCACAGCGCTGTCGGCGCCTGCCTCAAAGGCCCCAACGAGCGCGTCTCGTACTCCGTTGCCCAGCGACCCTGACAAGTCCTTAATAACGCTTTTGATTTGCTCTTGTGCCTCTTCCATGGCTTTCTGCCAGTCGAGGGTGTTTTTCACAAGCTGCTGGGTGCTTTCGTCCAGTTGCCCACTCGCAAGTAGCGACTGTGCCAGCTGGGTGTTGAGCTTCTCGGTCCCATCTGCCGCCGTCTCGATTAATCCTGGGTAAGCCTCCAAGATGCCGACAAACGTGTCTTTTTTCTTTTTTCCTGCAAATAGGCCAGTAAGCCCTCCGACCAACCCTCCGATGGCGGCTCCAATGGCGGCAGTTACAGGAGCGAGCGGACCTCCAATGAGGGCACCGATCGCGGCTCCTGCACCTGCTCCTGCTCCTGCTCCCTGACCTACAGCTCCCCAATCAACGCCGTTTTTTTGTCCTGCTTTTGCCTTGCCGGAGGCTAGCTTGTCGAGGCTTTCTTGGTAGTTTTTTTGCGCGTCGGTGAGCTTTGCCGTTCCGTCAGTCAGTTTCCCGACGTAATCCTCCACGAATAAATTTCCAGAGGCCTGCGATTGAAGCCCTAGTTGCTGGTTGAGTAGCAGATTATACTGCTGCTGAAACGCGAGCGTTGATCTGTAATAATCAGCTTCGGCCTCCTTCCTTTGCTTTGCCGAGTTGATTACAATTCCAATGATCTGAATAATTCCCTCGATACCAGCCTGCACCTTTTCTGCATCGGTCGCTGTCTTATCGAACGAGGTCATTACGTTTCCCATCTGTCCAGCAATGCCGGAGATCAGTTGTCCGGTAGAGCCCAGCGCACCATTGGCCTGTCCGATGGCGTCTCCAAGTTGGCCAGCAAGCTGAGCGAACATCCGGACCGTGTCGAGCTGCCTCTGTTCGAATTCCTTTGCAAGCGCTGCCTTTTCTTGGAGCAGTTTTTTGTACTCTGCTGTCTCCTCTCCGTGTAGTTCCTTTAATTTGTCGAGGGCCTCCCGGTTTCTTTGCATCCTGATCTGGGTGCCTCTTAGGCCAGTCTGCTCCACGATAAGGTACAGCTTTTTGTACGCCTCCGACTCTTCAAACAGTCGCTGAGTCACGCTGTCGGTGTGCTGCTTTTCTTGCTTGTTCAGCTCACTGATCGCGTCTTGATATTCTTTGCTTTTTTTGTCAACAAATCGAGTTTCAATTGCGGCCCTCATCTCGCCAAACTGAGCAGTCATAACCAAGCGCTGAGCCTCGGAATTATTGACCTGCTGCAAGAACGCGTCGAGCTGCTTTCGCTGCTGTCGCTGTCCCTCCACCAGTGCTTCTGCCACCTCCCTTTTTGCTTCGAGACCAAACTCGCTAGTATTGTCGTTTAGTTTTGCCTGCTTTTGTCTAAGCACTTCGAGGTACTCGGTGAGGCTCTGAGCTTCTGTTTTGGCCTTCGCCATTCCCTCTCTGAATGATTCGATCTCGCTCTTTTTTCCCTCCAACGCGTCCCTTTCTTGGTTAAGGAGCACAAGGATCTTCCCCTCCGACTCCAAGAGCCCAGGGCCCTCTTTTAGGTTGTTCAGTCGGGCAATTTCGCCAACCGTGTAGTCGTAGTAGGTGGACCCAGAATCCTTCAACGCCTTAAATTGCGCATCGGCCTGCTCTTTTCCCACAAAATCTACCCATCGCTGGTACTGCTCATACTGCTTTTTTTTCTCTTCCAGCTCCTCTGCGTAGGTCCTGATCACGAGTTGCTTTCTGACCTCCTCTGCTTTGGCCAGGTACTCTGTCTGGAGCAGCTGTTGTTTTCTAAGCTCCTCTGTATTTTTAGCGCTCGTTTTCCGGATTATCTGTTGGGCACCGGCGGCTAGTTTCTGGTAGTAGTCGTAGCTCCCTGCTTCGGGCTCATCGGCCTTGCTAGCACTTTTAGCCCCTTTATTTTGCTTTCCTCCTGTGATCCTGGCTTTCGCCTGTTCCAGCTTCACGATCTCCGCCTCGTAGCGCAGATGCTCCTCGCGCGTAGTGGAGGACTTTGCCTGCTGCTCCTTCTGCGACTTGATCTGCTCTTCGTAGTAGTCTGTGGTTTTTGCGATCGCTTTTTGCTTTTCTCCTTCGGCGCTCAAAACTTCTGCCATCTGTTTCGAGATCGACTTTTGGAGCTCCACCTCATCTTGTTTCGCCTGTATATTAACCTTCGACCGGGTCAGAGCGTAGTCGGAGGTCATTGCTGCCATGTTCCCTCCTGCACCAATCAATATTCCGATCCCATCCACAATGCCGATCTGGTTTTCACCCCGCCCAGCTTCGAGTTCTCGCTGCTTGCTTTTCCCGAACTCTTTTTCCAGCGTCTGGAGCCTCTCCTTTTTCGACATCGCAGCAATATAGGCATCGATGGCGGCTGTCCCTTCCTTCGTTGCCATGCTCTCCAGCGTCAGGTTGTTGAGGTGTTCGGGCGCCAGTGCGATCAGCTCCTTTAGCTTTTTATTTCTAAATTCGGCGCTGAGGTTTTGGTCGTTGATTTGCGCGGTTAGTGCCTGCACTCCTCCGACCTGGGTGTTGATCTCTGTCCCAGCCTCCTGCATCGCTTCGTTGAACGAGTTCTGGATATCTTCTGCATGCGTGATCCTGGTAGAATACAAGTAAACCGCACTTGCCAGCGCGACCAGCACTGTCACTGCTGCCACATAAGGATTGGCCAGCATCGTCATGTTGAGGAGCTTTTGTGCTCCCTCTGCCAGCAGTAAGGCTCGGTAGTGGATGATCTGAGCGGCGGTGTAGCCCTGGGTTGAAGCGGTGGCTATTGCCTGAGCAATGGTTGCAATAACCACAGCAGCTTTGTATGTGCCGTACGTTATCGCCAGCACCTCGATTACGTCGAGTACTTTTTGGTAATTCTCAACCAGTCCGATCCCACTTTTCAGGACGTCGGAAAGAAGGCCCTCGCCGCTCTGTCCGATATTGTTCAGCATCTGGGTATAAGCGTCTCCGAGGTTGCTCGCTAGTCCTGTCAGCGTTTTCGATTGTGCCTCCATCAAGCCAGAGAACATGCCACCTTGGTCGGTGAGTGTTTTGATCGCTTTCTCGACTTCTGGAAAGCCCACTTTTCCCTGCTCCACGAGGCCCTTCACTTCGCTTTCTGCCACCTTAAACTGATCGGCCAGCAGCTTAATAAGGGGGATACCTCTGCCCACAAACTGGTTGAGGTCCTGAGCGAATAAGCGGCCCTGGGTTTTGGTTGTTCCGTACAGGTAGGTCAGGTCGTTGAGGGGAATTGACAAACCGGCGGCAATGTCGCCCAGCCTCGTGAGTGTGCCTGATATCTCCTCCGAAGCGACGCCATAGGCGAGTAATTGTTTTGCTCCCTGTGCCACACTTTGCAGGTCAAAGGGAGTAGTCGCCGCAAGCGTGACTACTTCTGCCATCAAAGCGTCAGATTTCCCCTTATTGCCCAGCATGGTAGCAAAGGCAACTTCTAGCTGCTGGAATTCTCCACGAACCTTGACCAGCTGCATGGGCAGGTCTTTGAGCTGAGTGAATGAAAAGTAGCCAGCCGCAGCGATGCTTAGCTTCCGAAAGGAAGCGTCGATTCCTGATGTCGATTCCTGAGCTTTGGCAGAGAAGCCCATAACCCGTCGTTGCATCTCATCAAATTCCCGTTTAAACTGGGTGTTATTAATGAGCAAATCGAACTCTAAGGCTCCGTTCATTTAGTTTCTTGCGTTTATCCTGCTGATTATTTCTTGCGCGTTTTCTGCTGTAAGCCGGACCGGCTCTTCATCCTGCTCTCCTGCTGGCGACTTCTTGTATCCCGGCGCGTCGATTTGCATTCGTTGCAGCAAATTCCAAGGGATGCCCCAGGTTATGTAATCCAAAGTCCACCCATAATGGGCCATAATTGCTCCCCTTAGGCCATAGGTACTTTTCAGACCCGTGGCTCCACTTTCCTCTTCTCCATCAGAGTGGGGCTCGTCGTTCGGCTCGTCGTCGACAGGTATCTGATAGAGTTGATAAAATCCCCATAATTATTCATCTTGTTGATAATCATGGTTAGTTGAAACAGCTTTGTTGGGGTGATCCTCCACAAAAAGTACCAAGTCAAAATTGACGCAAAAAGAGCGACCTTGGTTCTGTTGTTAAGCACCGCAATGGCCACAATACGAGCGCACCTTTTTGCGCTCGTGAGCGCGATGCTTTTCGCTTCCTGAATCGGGTTTTTTTGCAGCTTTTCCTCGCTGATCTCCATTTCTAAGAACTCGCGACTAAGCAGATCAAGCGTGCCCAGGTAGGGCTGATAAACATAAAAGGAGCGCTCCTTTCCTCCGACAATTCGCAGGAGAGACTTCTTTGGCACGGTGAAGCGCATTCCTTTTTCCAGAAGGATGTCGAGCTCCTTTCCCTCCCTCTCTTTTTGGATTAAATCCTCTGTTTCCATAAAGGTTGAATATATTCAAAAAAAGCCGCACTAGGCGGCTTTTCTGGTTTCTTGTGTCTCTCTTAGTCTGTGCCTGCAATTAAACCACGATTGGGTCGGTCGCATTAATGGCATACGTGTTAAGTTTGGTCGGTGCCATCACGAGGCATGTAACCTCTAACAAGTTGATGCCCGACCGGGCCAGCTTCTGGTTGAATACTGCGTCCACCGCTACGCGAGGGAAGGCCCAGACAATGCCGGCCTCGGAGGTGAGCTTAAGGCTCTGCTCCACTGATGGTCCTGCCGATGGCGAGGCCCAGACATTAGGGCTGGTTCCGCTCAAGGTTCCTCCTTTTAGGCTGCCATACAGCGTGGCGTCTGGATCCATAATAGAGAACTTGACGGTCGTGTCTCCGATTTCTTTCGTCATCAGGATAGGGCGGTCTGTGCCCTCTTTTTTGTGCGGAGTCGCTGTTGCCGGCGACTCTACCATGGACGCTGTGTCTTTGTAGGTGAAGCCAATCTCAGCAAGAGTTGTGCTCATTCCACCATCCACAGCGATGGCTCCCATTTCGATTTTTGAGTACCCGAAGGTGAAAACTCCCATATTTTTGTGATTTTAGAACTAGTTAAAAAAAGTAAAATCGATCCTAATGTTGAAGTAGTGCGAGTCAAATTCCGGCTCTTCGTAGATGCCTTGGTTTGCGATGTTGATAACAAACTTATCCCCTACATGGTGAACAAATACAGGAACAATGTAGGCTGATAATTCTTGTAGCCTTTGGTTGTTCGGCACCAGTTGCCCGACCCCTTCGATCGTATGCAATACGTCAGGCACATGGATGTTGATGTTGCCAACGCCAAGGCTGATATCCCCAGGAGTAAGAACTATGGAGTTTACCACAACGTCCTCCCTCGTTGATTTCGAGGGCCTGCTGTTATGAAATACACCGCCAGAAACGGCATTCTGAATGCCGGTTCCTATCAGTAACCCGTAGGCGATTCGGCTCATTTCCAGCGTTGTTCTCATAGTGACGCGATGTCCTCCTTTATTCTTTGGATAATCTTTGGCATCTCAATCTCTGCCTTTTGCTCAGCAGAGGCTAAAACGTCATAGCCTCTCCTCTCCACGTCTGCTGCATATTCCATACCAGCCACCACAACCAGTTTAATGCCATGATTTAGGCCAGACACGGCGTTTTGCGCCTGAGTCTGTGCCTTTGCTTTACCAGATGCCCCAGAAGGCGTGGTGGCTTTGAAGTTATCGGACACAATTCCGTGTCTGTCGGCCACAATATAACCAATTGAACTTCGGAGGTTTCCTGTCTGATCCATGTAGGTTCTTACGCTCCGGGCATGGTTCACCAGATCCTCTCCTAACCCGACCACTTCGTTAATAATAGCGCTTTCGATGTTGTTCTCAATCTCTGCGAATTGCGCACGCAAGTCTGGTAGTGAGAAGTTCGCTGTCATAGCCATATTTTGCAGTAGGTCTGGTTTCGTTCAAACTGGATAACCTCTCCCTGTATCCTGGCAACATCCCCAAACAGCACCTTTACGGTTGTTCCTGGGAGTATATTCGGGCAGGCAATTGGAAGAAAAACGTTAGCGGAATACTTGACTTTTACGCCATCTATTCCTGCGACCTCTTGTCCTTTACCATCCATTTCTCCTCTGCAATGCGTTACCGGCTGCCAGGCGCCTGTCACGGCCACAAAAAGCCCATTTTCGTCCTGGGTAGATTCTACCTGGACTAGTTGGTGTAGCTCGTGTGGGTATCTGATCACCATATATTGCTGAGGTCCTGTACGGTTGGCTGAGTGTTTTCTAGTCCGATTTCCCTACAAAGCGAATCGTGCAGCTTTTGCACGCTGCTGCGATCCCAATTCGCTGAATATTCCCCCTCTGAAACGTCGGGCTGAGCGAGGATATCACGAATCATAAAGACCAAGGCTTTTTTGGGGGCAGTTGCGTTTTCGGCCTCATAGGGCGCGGTTGTGTAGTCCCCAGCCACCCCAGCGTCAATCGTAGCGACCTCCATCTCGTTGTCGCTGGCATCAATGCCGTACCTGTTCAGTTTGGCCTTTAAAAATTCGCGGATAGTAATCATTTCTCAGCTTTCTGCTTTTCCTCCTTTTTCCCTTTTTTCTCTTCGGGCGCCTCGGGTGCTTCGGGATCGCCTAAGTCGATATGAGGAGTCACAAGGTTTCGCTGCAAAAGGTCAGCGAGGCGCTCAGGAGCCATGTCGGAGACATCGTCACCGACCTTATGCTCGTGGATGTAGTTGTCTCGGTCCCGGAAAGGAGCCGAGACAACATATTTATCTTTTTTAGCCATTACTCCTGTACGGTTTTGCTGTCGAGTAGATAAATCTGATCGACGTTGCTTATTACTGGAACAACACGCGCCTGCGAGCTCGTGTACTCCGAAAGAGAAGGCTTGTTCTGTCTGTATTTCGAGACAAGAATAAAGTCGTCGGCTTTCGTGTAGCTAACGTTGGCGACAGGGTGATTTTCTTCCGCAAGTTTTGCGTACATAAGGGTTCCCACTTGGAGCCCTGGAAGCAATACAACCGCACCGTCCGCCCATGCCTTTGTGCTGCTCTGCGTGCCGTTCTTTTCGGCCTTAAACGATCGGTCGGTGACCTGGATCGTGAAGCCGTAGCGGTCGCTAGTGAAGGCATTAAGCTGGGACATCGATGGCACCTGGATATTCGACCCGACAAAGTTCTGGCTAAAAGCGAACTGCTCTTTTGCCTGCGTCGTTTTGGCCAGGTTGTTGAACGCTGTCTTATCCATCATCACTACCGTGATCGTGTTCCCGTCCAGCGTCGCTTTGTCCAGCACTCGCTGGATATCGTCAAAGGGTTTCGCCGTAGCGGCGGTTGCCCAGATAACTTCCGAGCCAAACTTGTTCCCTGCTGGGAAGCCATAGTCTAAGCGCACTCCTGTTCCGGTGTTGTCTGCGTCCTGCACGAGCGTCACTCCTGTGGAGAGGCCCTGCAAGAACATGTATTCGTTACGCTCGTAAACTCCACCGATAACCTTGGGCAGGTCGTTGAAAATCTTCGCGAGAATCTGAGCGTCGGTGCCTCCCTGAGCGATTAAGGTGTCAAGGTCGGTCAGCTGCTGCTCATTGAGCTTCAGCTCCATTCCCATCTTAGGAATGTCGCCATTTGCCTTGCTGATTGAGTCCCTCTTTTTTAGCGGAAGCGGCGAGTCCATGGCCACAACGTCAGCCATAACGAGGCTATTTGCGGCACTGATTGACTCCCACTTACCATTCACAGAGTACTCCTTACGGAGCATAGTTCTGTGCAGATACGAGAGCGGAGTCGTAGTATCGTTGAGTTTCTCTACGATGCTAACTGTTACCCCTGTGAGGTATTTTGCGACCCATTGGAGAAATAATGACTGTTCCATTTCTTAATTTTCTGGGGGTTAGTTAGTCCTGACGGAATTGAATAACGGGAAGAGCGGCATTTACGGCGGCCAAGATCGAGGTCATCGAAAAGGGCGCGGCGGCTGGGTTCACTGTGCCTCGCACCATGATGCCCGCAAATGGTTTCGCTGTGAGAATAGAGGCTACCAAAATTCCGGCATACTCGTGACTAGCTGGCAGCGCGGCGTAGACGGTGTCGTTGGTGGTGAGCGGCATCGGCTTATACTCTCCACTCGAAGTGGCGCGAATAATCACGTGACCGGACTTGATCACTTCGGGCGCAAACCCTGTAACATCGAGGGTTCTGCCTCCTCTAATGGCTTCCAGGTTTTCCACGATAACGATCGAGTCGTTGCCTGTAATAACCTGAACTCCTGTGTTGTTTAAATTGGCTGTTGCCATAATTACATGATGTTAGAAATTACAGAGGAGATCTCCTCCTTGGAGGCCTCTTTTGATGTGCCGGCTGCGTCAAGCGGTCGATGCTGGCCACGGAGCGATTGGGTTGCGAGCGACTGCGTCAGGTCCTTGACGTCGGTATCGGTCTCGTCTAAATAAGCCGTGAACTCATCGTCACTTTGAAAGCTCATTTTCGCGAAATCCTTCACGATCTTTGCCTTGATTGCTGGGGGCACATCTTTGAGCTTAACTTCGAGCGCTTGCTGCCGAGTTTCGCTTGTTTTCCCTGACTCTAACTTGGCCAGCTTGTCAGAGAGCAATTCGTTTTGAGAGATCAACTGTTTGGCCCATTCTGGTACGCCAGCGTCCTCTTTCTTTTCGGGTTCGGCGTCCTCTTTCTTTTCGGGTTCGGCCCCTTTTTTTGCTTTTTCAACGGCAGATGTAGCTCTGCGATCGGCCTCTGCTTTTGCCAATTTCAGGATCGGCTCGAGCGCTTTCACTGCTTCGTCTGCTTCACTCTCCTCTGTGACGGTTTTGCTTAGCTCCTCTGCAAGCCCATCAATAAAGGCGCTGTTAAAGTTCATGTTGGTATACATGGCCTTAATTAGCGCGGCTAGTGTCTTTTTCATACTTGTGTCAATAATTGACCAATAGTTAGCGTATAAAATGTAGTAGGGTGACACAAAAATAAATTAA